ATAATATTCTGTTTTTAATTTACCATTACGGTAATGTTCTACAATTACACCAGTTGATAAAGGTACTACCTTGTATGGTCTGATGCTTCTTTTAATTAGGAATTTATCTATTATCTTTTTCATATCTGTTTTATCTATTCTTCTAGTTCGTTAAAGCAAGCGTGTTCTAAACACTCACCACATATTTCATCACTTAAATAAGATGCTTCTGCACCACAACAATTACTATACATATGCTTTTGTTAGTTCGTTATACTCTTTGATGTATTCTTTAGCATCATCTAAAAAAGTTGGTGCTATATGTTTTAATACACCTCTGTTATCTTCCATATAACTAAAGTAGGTTTCTAACCTTATCTTAATAGCATATAGCTTTTTAAATTCTTCTAATGGTAAATTTACTGTGTCTTTCATATTTGTTTTGTTTATGTTAATAAAAACCTAAATTCAATAAATGTTAAATCACAATAACGTTTATTATATTTTCTTAATGATAAAAAGTTTAATTCTTCTTTTGTGTAAATTGGTTTCATATTATCTGTTTTGTTAAATTAATATACCGCAATATACAAATAAATAACATACCAACAAATAATTTAATAACTTTTATGATATAAAGTAATTTCCTCTATTTGGGTTTTGTAGTTGATATGATACTGCATATCTGATTGCATCTATGATATGGTTGAATTTGTCTTGTGGTGTTTTAGACTTCTTTTCTAGCCAAGAGTAGTTGTTTAGTTCTTTGATTAAATTGATACTGTTTTCTTCTACAACTAGATCATAGTCTTGTAGTAATGCTATACCATAGGTAATTGAACCTTGACCTTTTATTGCTTTGACTACATTACAACCTTTTGCTTTCAGTTCGTGTAGTAATCTTGGTTCAGCACTATCACCTACTATAAGATGGTTTTGAGCGTGTTTAAGGTTGAGTTCAGCTATCTGTGATGTGGTAAGACCTTTCAAGTAAAAGCATTCCTTTAAATAGATTATCTTGTTGTTTGTATCTATGTTAGTTTCCACCAAACTGTTCTCGTCTGCTGCAAATCCATAATCTTGTCCAAAGACACTTACACCTACTTTTTTAAACTCACCTATCTGCCAGTTACTGAATATTACACCTTCTGCTTTTGCCAACCATCCACCAAGCATTTGATGTTTGTATTTATCTGGTCTGCGTTTCTTAATGTTTTCTATTTGCTCTAAATAGCTTTTAGATAGGTTTTCTACGTTATCTAAATAAGTTGTGTGTATGTAGGTTGTATTTCCTTTGGTTGAGTTTGTTCCAGCTTGTACACCTTTATCTTCAAAGAACCTATTGTAAATCCAATGCTCTTTTGTAACTGGGTTTAAAATAAGTATTACCCTATTCTTTTGGTTTAGGTTTCTTACACTTAAATCTATTTTGTCAAAGATGTTTTCATCATTAAGTTCTTCTGCTTCATCCATTATCCAAGTTGTAACGTTTGTTAAACTTTTCAAATTTGCAGACTGATCACCACTAGAAGTTCTTATACCCTTAAAAATTATCTTGCTACCAGATAGCTTATTTCTTATTTCATCTTTTGTTATATAGAATACGTGTTGTAGGTTTAGTGTTTCTATCTTATGTATAAACTCGGGTATAATAGAAATGTATGCAGATGATAGTGTAAACCTAGTAAATAGAATTGTATGCCCAGCTTCAAAAGTGAGCAACAATAATAGTAAGTTTATAGAATACGATTTACCCGAACCACGACCACCAGTTACAATATAATACCTAGCATCTGATGTTTGGATTGGTTTATACTTTGGATCAACTTCTATCACTTAAATTTGATAATATCCTTAAAGTTAATATTAAACCCATCTGTTGAGGTTATGTCTACACTCTCTTTAGGTTTACCATATCTGTAACCAAAGTACAATGACATAGCTCTACTATCACCTTTTAAGATCTGCTTGCCTAGTGTTTTAATTACCTCATCATTATCAATAAGGTTATCTAACTTTTCAATTAGTTTTAGTTCGTCTGCTTTCTTTGGTCTACCAGCACCTTCCCTTGCACCACCGTTATTTTTTCTTTTATCCATTTGAAATAAATTTGTTTATTCAATTATATAACGTAATTACTCAACGTTTTTATTTAGCTTTAAGTTTAACAGTCTTTCTCTTATAGCTTTTCTTTCTTTACCCTTTGGTAATTTGTCTAATAGTTGTTGTAGCTTTTGTATTAGTTTCTTGTTCATATTAGAATAGTTTAAATTCTGTTTCTTTTATTCTTTGTTCCGCTATGTTAAAATATTTTTGGTCTTGTTCTATTCCTATGAAGTTTCTGTTTGTATTCTTTGCTGCTACTCCTGTACTCCCTGAGCCCATTGTGAAATCTAATACTGTTTCGTTTTCGTTGGTGTATGTTTTTATTAGATACTCCATTAAAGCTACAGGTTTTTGAGTGTTATGCAAAACCTTTGACGGGTGCATTTCTTTTTCTTTGTTGTTTATCCTTATTATGTTTTTTGGGTAACCTTTTGTTAAAGGTATTTTGCGTCCTTCATTAAACATAAAGTTTGCTTTTGTATTCCCATAAACCGTCCCAATACCATTGCCGTATTCTTTTTTTGGGTCTCTGATGTTTTTCTTATCCCTATCAATTAATTGTGGGTTGTATGTGGGTTGTTTTTTATAGAATACACTTATATTTTCATTACTTCTTAAAGGTTGCCTTTTTGCGTTCAAAAAATTACTACCGTTGACCTTATCCCATATCCAATCATATTTAAAGTGCTTAATATTTGACATTCGTAAAGCACTACTGAAAGGCTCACTACCAAATAGTACTATAGCACCGTTAGGCTTTATTATCCTGTTTAATTGCTCCCACATCAAATCAAAGGGTATCACACTATCCCACTTACATCGTGTCGTTCCATACGGAGGGTCTGTTATTATAGCATCTACTGAAGCATCTGGTATATCTTTCATCACCTCTAAACAATCACCAAGTCTTAAATCTATCATAGCTTTTCTATTTCGTTTAATACTTCTTGATAGTATTCTATGTTGTTAGATGGTTTTAGTATTTCGTTTTCTAGTATAAGGCTTATATGCAATTTAGCACATTTCTTTGCTTCTGTGCTTGTTGTTGTTTCTACATAAAATGCTTTTACTAATTGGTATGCTTTTTCTTTTGGTGTTTGCATAAATAGCCATTCTTTTTTAATCATATTATCATAATTAAAGGAAATAAACATAATATAACTATTGCCCAATATACTTTCCAGAATTTAGATTTTACATAGTAATCTTCCCATACTATACAATGAAACCCAAAGCTTAATGCTAAACACAATATTATTTTTATAAACTCTATCACGTTGCACAGTTTATTATTTCATACTCACTATTGTTTTGCTTCCATTCAAAAGATTTTAATACTAAAGCTGCACGTTCATCATACATAATTTTTTGTTCTTCTTCTAAACCTCTGTATTGCTTTTCATTTGGTGTGTAACCATTTGAATATTGTTTATCGTAGTTGCTTAACTTTTCTATTGCTTTGAAATAATCTTTTTCTAGTGTTGCATACTTTTTTTGTATCACTTCTAGTTTAGATATTTGGCTATACTCTATTTGTGATTTAACTATAAAGTTGCTTTCTAATTTATCGTAATAATCAAACCTATCTTTTTTGTACAATGGGTACATTTTGTTTGCGTGTATTGCCGTTGCGTGATCAAATGATTTACCTTTTGATTTTATAAAGTCTGATATACTTACCCATCTCATATCAAGTTTGTTTCTTAATATATGACAAAGCAAAGCACGATGCTCAACGTATTCAGTTTGCCTTGTTTGTTTGTATATATCTATGCCAGTTAAAGTAATGAGTAATTCACTTACTTGTTCTGGTGTTTCTAATATTGTTGGTATTGTGTTGTAATTCATTTACTTTGTAGTTTTTGTATGTATAAAGCTGCATCCATTAGTTCTTCTTTTAGGTGCTGCAAAAAATCATCTTTGTTATTGTCTTGTAGTGTTGTTTTGTATTTGTCTATAC